GCATCGTGAGCGTAGATCTGCGAGGATACGCGCCTGCTAATTTTGCGTCGATGACCACGAGAATAGATTGTGACCGCTTTTTCTACCCTGAACGTTTTGCCTCCCGCCCAGCTCACTAACCTTAATGAGTTGGGTTATTTAACCATGACGCCTGTACAGGCCGCCGCGCTTCCGGCGATCCTTGCCGGAAAAGACGTTCGCGTGCAGGCGAAAACCGGCAGCGGCAAAACGGCGGCATTTGGCCTCGGGTTGTTACAGCAAATTGATGCGTCGCTGTTTCAGACCCAGGCTTTGGTACTGTGTCCTACGCGTGAGCTGGCGGATCAGGTTGCCGGGGAATTGCGTCGGTTGGCGCGTTTTCTGCCAAATACCAAAATTTTGACCTTATGCGGTGGTCAACCGTTCGGTATGCAGCGTGATTCGCTGCAACATGCGCCGCATATTATCGTGGCAACGCCGGGTCGTTTGCTCGATCACCTGCAAAAAGGCACGGTATCGCTGGATGCGTTGAATACGCTGGTGATGGATGAAGCTGACCGCATGTTGGATATGGGATTTAGTGATGCCATTGATGATGTGATCCGTTTTGCTCCTGCTTCTCGTCAGACGCTTTTGTTTTCGGCGACCTGGCCAGACGCAATTGCTGCGATTAGCGGTCGTGTACAACGCGATCCTTTGGCGATTGAAATTGATTCGACAGATGCTTTACCGCCTATTGAACAACAATTTTATGAAACATCCAGCAAGGCTAAAATTCCGTTATTACAACGGTTATTAAGTTTGCATCAACCCTCGTCTTGTGTGGTGTTTTGTAATACTAAAAAAGATTGTCAGGCTGTGTGTGACGCGCTGAATGAAGTAGGGCAAAGTGCATTGTCGTTACATGGCGATCTGGAGCAACGTGACCGCGATCAGACCCTGGTACGTTTTGCTAACGGTAGCGCCCGCGTGCTGGTAGCGACCGATGTCGCAGCGCGCGGTCTGGATATCAAATCTCTTGAGCTGGTAGTGAACTTTGAACTGGCGTGGGATCCTGAAGTTCATGTACATCGCATCGGGCGTACAGCGCGTGCAGGAAATAGCGGACTGGCGATCAGTTTCTGTGCCCCGGAAGAAGCACAGCGCGCCAATATCATTTCTGACATGTTGCAGATAAAACTTAACTGGCAAACGCCGCCAGCCAGTAGTTCCATTGTGCCGCTGGAAGCAGAGATGGCGACGTTGTGCATTGATGGCGGGAAAAAAGCCAAAATGCGACCGGGCGATGTGTTAGGTGCGTTGACGGGCGATATCGGCCTTGATGGCGCAGATATTGGCAAAATTGCTGTGCATCCGGCGCATGTCTATGTCGCAGTGCGTCAGAGTGTCGCCCATAAGGCATGGAAGCAGTTACAGGGCGGGAAGGTTAAAGGGAAAACGTGCCGGGTGCGATTATTAAAATAACGAAATGTTGAATTGCCGGATGCGACGCTGGTTGCGTCTTATCCGGCCTATGCAAGAGTAGCCCGATAAGTTTGCGCATCGGGCGTTATCCTGGTTATTTCACTTCAACCACATTCAGCCGTAATTCATCCAGCTGATTCTCATCTTCTTCAGGCTGCCAGCCCGCAGGCTGTAGTGGGATCTCTTCGCGATCGAACGCCAGATCACCGCCGTTAACCACTTCGGAACCGTGGGTAATGCCTTTGAAATCGAAAAGACTGGTATCGCACAAATGAGACGGCACCACATTCTGCATCGCGCTGAACATCGTCTCAATTCGCCCCGGATAACGCTTATCCCAGTCACGCAGCATATCAGCAATCACCTGACGTTGCAGGTTAGGCTGTGAACCACACAGGTTGCACGGAATAATCGGGAATGCTTTCGCATCGGCAAAGCGTTGAATATCTTTTTCGCGGCAGTAGGCCAACGGGCGAATAACGATGTGCTTGCCATCATCGCTCATCAGCTTCGGCGGCATACCTTTCATCTTGCCGCCGTAGAACATATTCAGGAACAACGTTTGCAGGATATCGTCACGATGGTGACCCAGCGCGATCTTCGTCGCACCCAGTTCCGTTGCGGTGCGGTAAAGGATACCGCGACGCAGACGAGAGCACAGTGAGCAGGTGGTTTTGCCCTCAGGAATCTTCTCTTTCACGATACCGTAAGTGTTCTCTTCAACAATCTTGTACTCAACGCCCAGTTTTTCGAGATACTCCGGCAGCACATGTTCCGGGAAGCCAGGTTGTTTCTGGTCGAGGTTAACGGCAACCAGCGAAAAACTGATTGGCGCACTTTGCTGCAAATTACGCAGAATCTCCAGCATGGTATAGCTGTCTTTACCCCCGGAGAGGCAAACCATAATGCGATCGCCATCTTCAATCATATTGAAGTCAGCAATAGCTTCGCCTACGTTACGACGCAGACGTTTTTGCAATTTGTTCAGGTTGTATTGTTCTTTCTTTGTAATTTGTTGATTTTCTTTCATTATTTCAGTTCTCTGGTACTAAATGGGGCAAATTGGGGGCAAACTTTGCAACTACGATAACCGCGCATTCAACATGGCTACCTGTTCGTCGTTCATGTCATCAATCCACATACCGTAAATTTCATACACCATCTGCGCAGTTTCATGCCCCATCTGGCTGGCTATAAACGCCGGGTTCGCTCCTGCCGTCAACAGCCAGCAGGCAAAAGTATGCCGCGTATGGTACGGATTACGGCGGCGAATACCAGCACGTTTTACTGCTGCATTCCATCTCGCACCCAAACTGCTTACCGAGTAATAAGGTTTCTGTTTTCCGTTACACACTCTGGGCATGAAAACAAAATGCAGTTTTTGCTTTTCGGTTCTGCCGTACTCCCGATGATAAAAAGTGATTTCGCTTTTGCGATGATGCCCGGTCAGTTTGTATTGCTCCTTCAGTGCTTCAAGAGCAGGCTGCAGTAGTGTTACTGTCCGGATCCCGGCATTTGTTTTTGGGGGACCGAACATATCAAGTATCGTCAGGTTTCTTCTGACATTCACTATTCCCTTTTCGAGATCCACATCCTCCCACGCCAGAGCTGCCAGTTCCCCGTGACGAAGTCCTGAGTAAACGGCAAATTTCCACAAGTTCTGGCTCTGTCCTTTTTCACTTTCCATTAATGCATTGAATTCTGTTTTAGATAACGGATCAGGCTTTATTCTGTTTCGCTGTAATTTTTTTACTCCTTCAAATGGTTTGGTTGATATAAATCCCGACTGATACGCAAAACGCAACAGCGAACAGAGCAGGGCGATATAGTTATCAACTGTGCGCACGGTTCTTCCTTTTTTGTTGGATCTTGGATTATCCAGGTAAAGCGTTTCTCCATGCAGCAGTTCATTCCGGTAGTTTAAGATATCGCTATAACGAATATGTGATATCGGGGTACTTTCACAAATTATTATTCTGAGTGTTTTTAATTGTGATTTCGTTTTCTTCATTGTGTTTGTTGTTAACTCTGTCTCTTTAATTTTTGTCCAGATATCACAAAGTTCTCCGAACGTTTTTATGACTCTCGTTGTCACCATTTTTGCCCCAGTGCTGGACTGGGGAAAACGTCTTAAATACTCAAATTCACCGGAGTTTATTTCATGAACTATCAGCGATCTTAAATTTCCGGCCTTTTTAATATTACTATTTGTAATCTCCCAGCCTTTTAATGTTTCCCGACATCGTTTTCCTCGAAACATGAACCAGATGCGAATGTATCTACCTCTAATCTCGACACCTGTTGGTAATTTAGACATATCATGAGTCTTTGATAAACTGATTTATCTTTGGATAGTTGTACCAGATAATCCCTCGCTTACTGTCTGGCTTCCCTAAAGGAGATACTCGTTTGAAGTGGAAGCCTTCCACCCAACAGTTCTGGCGGTATGCTTCAATTTGTCTGGCCCCCAGACCAGTGCGAAGCATCAGGCCGTATTCAACCATCCACTCTTCATTAAAGATTACTTGTGCCATCGCATCACCTCTGGCAGGCGCCAATGTTAGACTGAAATTGACGCCCGATGTTGATTATTAATAATCAGCTATGAAGTTTTAATTTGAATACAATGCAATTCACGAGGACTGAAGTCTCTCGCAATTAAAATTTATCAGTTTTACTTTCTGCTCTCTGGAAACGGCTGCTTCTTTTTTACCTGAGAGCATTTTTTCGCATTCTGATTTCGTTAGTTTAGATTTTGAATATCTTGTCCAGTTAGTAGGAGTGCCACCTTCCTTTTCAATAGTGGCGGTAATTTTATACATGAACACCTCCATTATTATTTCCAGTGGTTCGTTTATTCCATCTTTCGAGTGCTTCTTTTTCACTTCCACCATAACCGGTTCGGGATTCGCATCCGTTACACTTCGCTCGGTAATATCCTGAAATGGCTTTCACCGTTACTGATGGACAACCACAAAATGGACATGGTTTAACATTGTCATATCTCATAATTTTTCTCATAAAAAATATTTCAAGTTGGCGGTGCATTACACCGCCAGACTGAATTATTCCTCTGAATTATCGATTACACTGTATTCCCCGGTTAATACAGAGGAATCTGCAGGATCGATTGTCAGTGGTTCCTTTTCATCCATTGATACTGCACGCTGGATCTCAATTGATACGGGCAGATATTTGAACAGGCGACGAATAGCTGTTTTCTTTGCCATTTCTTCCCAGTGAGTTACCCACGGCCCGTTATTACCAGCTTTACTCTGGCTGCGCACCAGCTCAATCTGTCTGCGCGTCATAACTTCAAACTGAGTACCTCCGTCTTTCAGTCTTGCGACAGCATAGACGTGGGTAACCGGGGCATCTTCGTTTTCTCCTGGGCGGTGTATTAACTTTTCATCAAGGCCAAATTCGAAATTAAATTCGTCACCTTCACGGACAACACGGGCTGACAGGCTGGCGATTTGACCTGAACGGCGAGCCAGATCAATCATGCCGCGATAGCCAATGATTAGCTGAACGTTTTTTTTACCGCTCTTTTCGTTTTTATTACCAAAAGGCAGTAAATATGCATGACCGAGGGCGCTACCTGGCTCAAGTCCGAGCTGTGAACACTGTACGATTGCACTGACAAAACTCATAGTGTCACAGTTTCCTAACGCCGGAACTTTACGAATTTCTGTGGTGGCGATACGGATCATACGTTCAGCCGTCATATGGCGTGGAAGAGCTGCTGCCAGTTGCTCTTTCATTGATGGCTGGTTAATAAAACTAATCACGTCGTTATTTTTAATTGCTGCTGGTGCACGGTTTCCCTGAGTTTTTTGCAGATCGGCTTTTGCGATAGGTGGTTGCTTAGTCATTTGCATATTCCTTAGCCCAGCGGGGCAGTGATAACGTCTTAATAGCTGGCCATTCATCGGTATTGAGGCAGTCAGCCAGGGTTCGCAGATTGCGGTGATATTCCAGCTGACCTGCCAGTTTTGCTTCTTCGCCCATCATGAAAATTTCAACCGGATAACGTCCGCATTCAATAGTTGTGCTGGCAACCAGAAAAACGAAAGTTGGCTGCACTCCAAACTGTGCTTCATAACCGTCACTGTAGAATGCATCCTGAACGTGATAGCGGTAGTCGTAATAAGCCGTTTTGAATCGTTGAATATCCGCCGTAGTTTTCACGTCCATGATCCAGTGAAATTCAGGGATAATTTTGTCCGGACGGCACCGACACAAAATTCCTGTTTCAGGATCTTCCCAGTAAATTGATGATTCAGCGTGTCCGGCGCTTTCAACAAGCCATTGCCCCAGCGGCAAAGCCATAACGCTTTGATACATGAGTTCAATTTTCCGGCCTTCTTCCGCAGTGATAACCGTTTTTCCTGTGTTTGCGCATTCCATCAGAAACGCTTTCTCCTCTTCTTTTCCGGCGTTTGTACGGCGGTTAAATTCAGGTGCTACGATAAAGCGGTTACTGAATTCTTCCGGTTCAAGTACCCGGCAGTGGAAAGCGGTTCCTAAATCGAGCGTTTTTGTCTTTGTGGTGTCCACGGGGGCATTTTTACGCCACAAATACAGTGCCGGAGTATCAGCAATGTCATCGAGCTGAGACTTACTGACACCGGGACCCGCGTGGTAATTCTCATTCGAAATTCCGTAATAAATACCTGGCTCTATGTCTTCTACGATTACGGGATCTGCGACTTCGCCAGTTTCATCACTGCAATCGCGATGCGGATCGCTGCCAGCATTCTCATTGTGCGGATGTTCAGCGCCTTCCATTTTCTCCGGATCATTTTCCTTAGCTTCAACCTGATTCTCTTCATCGAATGTTTCCTGGTATGTTGCGTCGCCCATCACCGCACCACAGTCAGGGCAGTTATCCCCGCCAGTCTGACCGCAGGCATTGCAGGCTATTTCCGGTTCCTGTTGCACTACTGGCTCAGGTTGTTTCATATCCGGGCTGATTTTTTCCGTTTCTGGCTGGTTCTGGTACACAGAATCGCGAGTCTGGATCCCCTTAACCCATTTCGGATCGTTCGGGTCGCTAATTCCGTCAACAAATTCACCACGTGATGCAGCAAGCAATTTATCGGCATCGACAGGATTTTTTGATGGAATGTTTTTCCGGGCTTCATGGAGTTCTGCCCGCAGTTCCTGATATTTCGCTTCAACAGAATTTACCTGTGACTGAGCATCCAGTGGCTGCGTGTCCTGATGATGTTCAGTTGCGTCCGGTTCCATTGTTTCAGCCTCTCCCTGTTCATCTGCCGTTGTTCCAGATGGTTGCGGTTTTTCTTCATCATCCTGTTTTCCTTCTTCTGTTACTCGCTGCGGCATCGGGGCCGAGGAGCGACCGCAGGCAATATCCACGATTTCCGGATCAGGGTTGGCATGATCAGTTTCAGTCAGTACTTTGTTCAGATATTCAGTGACGTGTGCGGGGATGACCTCGATCCCAATTGGTGCTTCTTTCACGGACGCAACCACGATGGCGCGGGAATAATCCAGCCCGCCAGGCATGGTGATGAATTTGTCGCGGAAAACAGAAAAGGGTGGTTTATTTTCAGCGATAATTTCCTCAATGCGTTTAGCGTGTGCCGGATGAAGGTTATAGATGTCCACGTCCATTGAACGGGCCAGTACGCCAGTGGCTACATCGCGCGCCAGTGACGTCAGATCGTGGACGAAACCTTCGCCGCGATCGGTGAGGTTCCCGCAGCCAGCATTAGCACCGGAAGCCGTGCGAGTGATGCGTGAAACACGATTCCCTTTTCGCCATTCTTTTGTCAGAAGACCGCGATCAATGTGTTCGGTATCCAGCCAGGCTGAAATGAAATTCTTAAATTCATAGGGCTGATGTTTTTTCGTGATAGAGAACACTGCCTTAATTGCATCAGTCAGGCGGAGCAGGGCGGCATTATCCAGAGTTGTCGGTTCTGCCATGCTGCGTATGGCCAACAGCAGATTCTGGACATAGCTGTTTTCCTGATCCATCTCAAGAGCAGTAATGTGTTTGCGTTGTTCACGGGTGGCATGATGCAGGTATTTTCGATCCCCGGCTGCATACGTAAAAATGTGCAGAAGACGCTGTGTGAACCGCAAAGTGGCTACAGAGACTTCGCAATCCTGGCAATCCTCGTGGGCGTCTGCCTGCGCGTTTTCTTCCTGGCCTCCCGTCGGTTCTTCGGTTTCCGGTGCATCCTCCTGATGGTGAACGTCGTCTGGCGCTGCTCCCGGTTTTAGTTCCCAGGTCATGGAGTCTTTGCTGAGTTGATAGCGTTCACTCCAGGTAAAATCGATCTCACCTTCAGGGGGAAGGTCATTAACGACAGGAAAATTTGTGGCAACAGCTTTAAAATAGTTGCTCAGTTTTTTACCTGACTTAACGATCAGGTAGTCCAGAGTGGCACAGGTTGATTCAAAATCGTCGCTTGCCCACAGGACGACGTCAGGTTCACCGGATGATTTTTTCGCTTTCCGTAAAAGGAAGAGTGGTTTTGTGCTCATTGTTTTTTAACCTCAACTCAGATTAAAATTACTGCGAGTGATGAATAAATGTCCCAGGTTCTTCACTCAGGCCTGCACGTTGTGCAGGCTTTCTTTTTTCAGATTTCACCTTTTAATTTCATTGCAATCAGAGTTGCCAGAAATCCGGCTTTTTTTTCTGCGGGCAGATTCTTTCCGATGTGAACCAGACTCATTTTTGTGACACCTTCATCAAGTGTTTTTACGTTGCCTGATGGGCCGTCAATATCAACCACAGTGAATGGGGTTTCTTTATTTTCTGTTTTAATGACGTAGCCAATACGCTTTCCTTCCAGATTAACCTCGTGAACAATGTCATCGGTAGTTACAACAGTGACTTCATAATTGGTAATCATTTTTTCTCCTTAATTAAGGTTGAGCGAATCCCTGCCATTGCTGGCATAAATTCAGTTTCGCATAGTCAGTTAATTAAAGTTCGTGTGCCATCTGGTCTTTTTCGGCACAATTTTCACTACAATATTTTTTCATTTCCGTCGTTGGGATAACTCCACGCATGAAATGAAGTGGTCTTTTAATGCTTTTGCTTTCTTCAATTCCTTTATTGCAAAGGTGGTAAGCACATTTTATTTTCTTAGTCATCACCATGACTCCGCCTTTACAGGTAAACCATCACGACCGAGGAAGACTTTAATCATGCAGTCAGAAATGCATGTTTTTGTAGTCAGGTTACGAATATAAAGTTTTCGCTTTTTAATATTGTTTGCCGAGGCGATATATGTCCGGCCTTCATGAAGAACATAATCACCAGGAGTCACACACTGACGTGGTATTTCATCAGTTCCGAAGTGATGTGCAATCATAATTATCTCCATTTTTACAAATGAACTTTGTTGATGCGGTGCCTGGTGCCTCCAGGTGACTGCAACCAGTTAACAATTACAGTCGGTTTTCCCACCCAAACCAATAAGGACTAACATGACTTTTAACTGTGCCGCGTGCGCTTAGCCGCATTCACCGCATCACAAAATTCACTTTAAAAAGGGCGGACATCAGTCGAACTTCAAGAAAAAACTGATGCCGCCAAGACTACACACAGCAGTGTTGTTATTCACAACCGGAGGCGCACTCCCACCATTTAAATTTAACAGACAAGACCGACTCTTTATGGATATCGGAAATGCGCCTTCGTGTTGTGCCCGGTTTTATTTCACCACCTCCGGGCTTTGGTGGTTTCTGCTATACCCCTACAGCGAGAATATTGAATTAATCCAAATAATGGATTAGCAAGTATTTCTGGCAAGCCAGCGACGTGCGCCTGTTTCTGTTTTAAATGTTTTGCTTTTGGTATAAGTCATGGCGGTGAACGTTCCATCCTGGTTGAGGAACACGCCGCACACCAGGGATTCGTTATTGCCGAGGTCGATTTTTTGCATTTTTCGCACCTCACATTTTGTTGTTGCGGATAGAGGCTTCTGCCTGCCAGAGATCCCAGTCGTTGCTGCGTAGAGCCTGTACAGCCTGGCTGTAAGTGATATCGCAACAATCCATCAAAAACTGAACTACTTCGTAATACACCATCTTATCTCTCCCCTTAACGCCGGGTGGCGGAACTAACTGCTGCACTGCAAAATTTGAATCCCGCCGTCATGTTCATACGCCTCGGGCTGGCTACTTAACCCCTGACCACTGCCTGGTAACTCGAAGTATTGCCCTGCGTTCTGTGGGGCGGGGGGGGGTTGGTAGGTATATAATGTACTTTGTGTTCATTGTTGTAAAGTACTTTAAGTACATTTTGTGTGTAAAAAAATGAGATGGGATAAAGTGAAGCACAAACCCGGAGGGAGACGCTACCGGATTTATGCTGGTTTAAGAGGCTTTTTGTTTTTTCTTTCGTGCTAACTCTTCGTAAATTGCATTGTACTTCTGTTTTTTCTCCTCAAGAGTTTTTAAAAGTTCATCTGTCTCACTGTCAGGGAGCTCGTCCAGAAGGTCAATGATGATTTTTTGTCTTGGATTTAACTCCTGATAGAAACGTACCTGTCCACTTTCTTCTGTATCCTCTCCCAAAAGATAGGTTGGTGTTGTTCCAATGAGTGTTGCTAATTCCCTTAATTTCTCTCGGCGAGGAATTGTTTCGCCATTAAACCATTTGCTAACCGCTTTTGGTGTTAATTTCATTCGACGGGCAATTTCTGCCTGCCTTCCATGTTGTTCATAACCAGCGTTTTCACAGGCTAGCGCAAGCCTACTGGCGAACTCTTTACGCGCTTTATCTTCATGAACCATAAGTTCAATGATATTCGCTCTTGAATGTACTGTCAGTTCTGTTATAGCATGTACTCAAAGTTCACATTGTGAGGGTGATATGAACCAGAAAACACTTGAAGATGTAATCAAAACTGTTCGCGTTTCTGTTGTGGCCGACGTTTGTGGTGTCAGCCAAAGAGCAATCTACAAATGGATGGATAACGGAAAACTGCCTCGCACAGAATATACCGGCGAAACAAATTACGCTGAAAAAATCGCTCATGCATCAAACGGATTATTTTCTGCCGATGCAATTTTAACTATTGGCAAAAATAAAACTACTACGAAAAAGCTGATGGGAGTTGATTCATGAAAATCAAGCATGAGCACATCGAATCAGTGTTGTTAGCCCTGGCAGCCGAAAAAGGGCAGGCATGGGTAGCCAATGCAATTACTGAAGAATATCTGCGCCAGGGGGACGGCGAATTGCCCCTGGTTCCAGGCAAGGACTGGAACAATCAGCAGAATATCTATCACCGTTGGTTGAAAGGTGAAACGAAAACGCAAAGAGAAAAAATTCAGAAGCTGATCCCAGCAATTCTGGCAATCCTTCCGCGCGAGCTGCGTCACCGACTCTGCATCTTCGATACCCTGGAACGCCGTGCATTACTGGCGGCGCAGGAAGCGTTAAGTACGGCAATTGATGCGCATGATGATGCAGTCCAAGCCGTTTACCGGAAAGCACATTTCAGCGGCGGCGGGTCTTCCGACGATTCTGTCATTGTTCATTAAGCAAAAGTTTCCATGCTGTTTGTGCTTATTCTAAGCAACCGGGCAGCATCATACGGGGCAATTATGGCCGCATTACCATACATGCAACTGTACATAGCTGATTACCTGGCTGACACCATGCATTTGTCAGCAGAGGAGCACGGTGCGTATTTGTTGCTGATGTTCAATTACTGGCAAACAGGAAAGCCAATACCCAAAAACAGGCTGGCAAAAATTGCCCGCCTGACTAACGAGCGATGGGCTGATGTTGAACCATCCTTGCGGGAGTTTTTTTGTGATAACGGCGAGGAATGGGTGCATCTTCGGATTGAGGAAGATCTGGCATCAGTCAGGGAAAAATTAACCAAAAAATCAGCCGCAGGAAAAGCATCGGTTCAGGCCAGAAGAAGCAGAAAGGAAGCAGATGTTCAAACAAAACAAGAGAGAAATTTAACAGGTGTTCAAACAGATGTTGAAGTGGTGTTTGAACACGATGTCAACACAAAGGCAACTAATAAAGATACAGATAAAGATCTAAAAACAGATCCCCCCCTAAATCCCCCCCGGGGGAATCGAGGTGTTAAAAAGTTTGACCCTCTGGATATTGCTTTGCCGAACTGGATTTCTGTCTCGCTTTGGCGTGAGTGGGTTGAATTTCGCCAGGCATTGCGTAAACCGATTCGAACGGAGCAGGGCGCTAACGGGGCGATACGGGAGCTGGAAAAATTCCGCCAGCAGGGTTTTTCACCTGAGCAGGTGATTCGACACAGCATCGCCAATGAATACCAGGGCTTGTTCGCGCCAAAAGGTGTTCGACCTGAGACGTTACTCCGACAGGTTAACACCGTCTCGTTACCGGATAGTGCGATCCCGCCAGGCTTCAGGGGGTAACTGACCATGAAAAATATTGCGGCAGGCGGCATTCTTGAACGTATCCGCAGACTGGCCCCGCCACATGTAACCGCCCCATTCAGGACGGTGGCTGAGTGGCGCGAGTGGCAACTTGCAGAAGGCCAGAAACGTTGTGAGGAGATCAACCGTCAGAATCGTCAGTTGCGGGTGGAAAAAATCCTGAATCGCTCCGGCATCCAGCCGTTGCACCGCAAATGCTCGTTTGCGAATTACCTGGTGCAGAACGACGGCCAGCGATACGCGTTGAGCCAGGCGAAATCTATCGCTGATGAACTGATGACCGGGTGTACAAATTTTGCGTTCAGCGGAAAACCTGGTACCGGAAAAAACCATCTGGCGGCGGCAATCGGGAATCGCCTGCTGAAAGATGGCCAGACAGTGATTGTGGTTACCGTGGCTGATGTCATGAGTGCTCTACACGCCAGCTATGACGACGGGAAATCAGGCGAAAAATTTTTGCGGGAACTGTGCGAAGTGGATCTGCTGGTTCTTGATGAAATTGGCATTCAGCGCGAGACGAAAAACGAGCAGGTGGTACTGCACCAGATTGTTGATCGCCGGACAGCGTCGATGCGCAGCGTGGGGATGCTGACAAACCTGAACTATGGGGCCATGAAAACATTGCTCGGCGAGCGGATTATGGATCGCATGACCATGAACGGCGGGCGATGGGTGAATTTTAACTGGGAGAGCTGGCGTCCGAATGTCGTCCAGCCAGGAATTGCGAAGTAATTTTTACCGGGAGAAAAATTTAATGGAGACTGTTTTTGACGCACTGAAAGCAATGGGGAAAGCTACGTCGGTAGAACTGGCTGCGCGACTTGATATCAGTCGTGAAGAAGTGCTGAACGAGCTGTGGGAACTGAAAAAGGCTGGCTTCGTTGATAAAAGCGTATACACCTGGCGCGTGGCTGATAACAACGTTCAGCAGGAACAGCCAGAGCAGGCAGAACTGCCGGAAGAAACCACCACGGCAACAGTCGCAAAAATTTCGGAGTGCGATTTAACTGCGACGATTGAACAACGTGGCCCACAAACGGCGGAAGAACTGGCTACGTTTTTCGGCATCACATCACGCAAAGTGGCTTCAACGCTGGCAATGGCAATCAGTAAAGGTCGTCTGATTCGCGTTAATCAGAACGGTAAATTTCGTTACTGCATGCCGGGCGATAATTTACCAGCAGAGCCGAAAGCTGCATCGGTAGCGGAAACTGATGGTAAAGCCTTTCCTCAGCCAGCCGGTGTTGCGTTACCAGTACTGGAAGCTGCAACACAGGAAGATATTAAAACAGAAACTGTGGCGGACATTGTGCAGTCGTTGCCATCGTTTACTGAAACGCAAGCGGATAACCTGATTTTACCATCGCTGCATATAGCAAATCGTGAACTGCGTCGGGCGAAAAGCCATGTCCAGAAGTGGGAGCGTGTCTGCGCCGCGCTGCGGGAGTTGAACAAGCACCGGGATATTGTTCGCCAGATTACTGATTCTTCCCGCTGTGTTGTATCGGAAAAGTGATTGCCGGAGGCGCTTATGGCAAAAGTATTTACACAAGAAGAGCGGGAAAAAATTAAGGGGCAGGTTGTTGAACTCGTGCGCCAGAATGGGCGCGAGACGTTACGACAACTTGAAGCTAAGACAGGTGCGACAAGATATTTAATGAGCGTTCTCGCCAGAGAGCTGGTTGCCAGTGGCGATGTATATAACTCCGGCTACGGGCTATTTCCCTCTGAACAGGCTCGTAAGGACTGGCAAAACGCCCGCAAAAAACTATCGAGGGCAAAGGTGAAGAAACCTGCTGTAGTTGATCCGGACCTTATCTGGTCATTACCAGACGGAGAAATACGCCGCTATGACAGGCGTCTGAATATAATCTGTCGCGAGTGCCGGAAGAGCGAAGTCATACAGCGTGTACTGGCGTTCTATCAGGGTAATTTTCAGGATGTGCTGTTGTGAGCCAAATTAACAATCAGGGAACTGCGTGAACTGAAAGAGAAATCATAATCCAAATCTGAATAATTAAATTTAGCACTGTAAATAAAATTTAATCCTTAACCGGAGGGGGGGGCTGCACCCTCAAAATATTAGGAGGCGGCCCGAAAGGGCGGTAATGAAAAATGACTGAATTAACCAAAAAGCAATTAATCGAAGAAGCTAAATTAAAAATAGCGATTGAGAAATGCCACCCCAATTCAGGGATGGCACGGGTAGAGGGCGAATTATTCAAAATTGCTCTGGCATCTCTGGAAGCAGAGCCAGTTGGTGATTTTTATGAATACAAACCGGATGACTGGTATCAGCGTTCGGCTGGAGATAAAGCGCCAAAATGGACGCCATCCTATGCCGTTTTTCCAGCGCCCGTAGTGCCGGAAGAAATGGATTTGCTTACATGCCATCTCGATGGTGTAACTGAAACATATGCTGAGGGATGGAACGCTTGCCGCGCTGCCCTGCTTCAGGGCAAAGGGGAGCCCGGGAAACAAGTTCGCGAATTGACAATGCTGGTTAAACAATTGGTTAGTCAACTGAAGAAAGCGAAACCGGCTGCAAATTGCCGGATAAAGTGATGGACTACCTGGAGCGAAGCGGACTTATAAGCGTGGAGGATGTTTTACGATGACCTGGTCTGAAGCATTCACAACGGTAGGAATTGCGATGGCGGTGGCGCTGGTGGTGTATTCGATTTGCCGCTGGGGTTGATAATACTAAATAACCAGCCCTTATGGGGCTGGCTAATCATTTAGAACTGTTCATTGCCATCGAGGTTAGGTAGCATAATTTTTTCAATCAAGGCGAGAGCCTTTTTGTCCCGGTCAGCGAAGTATTTCGGGGCATATTGCGGCAACCAAATATTGTTAAAATGTTCTTTGAAATCTGCTAAATATTCATTTGGGTACAGCCTTGCAGGGTATACGCGACCATCGGGATATTCATGGTCATAGGTAGGGAATGTTTTGGGTTCTATGTTTCTATTATCTCTTAACCATTGTGAAAATACTCTTCCTTGTGAAATGTCAGGAACCATTTTTTCTGGGAGTGTGTACCCTGCTTGTTCAAGAGGTGCAACCAAGTTGAATGTCAGTTCATTAAGAATAGAAAAGTGCGTGTGAGGAATTCTACTACGATTAACCATGTACCGTTTTAAATGTACAGGCATTTCTGCTGTAGTTCTTTCCCCTGACATCCATTCACGAACCCATCTTGAAACCTGGACTGCAAATTTGGGCGATAGCCACTGCGCTAGATTAATAGCGATGTCAGGATGCACCCATGTCCCTTGGTTTTCAGGTCTTCCACCTTTAAATGATTGAATTAACTCCGATATGGGAATTCCCATATCGCGTGATAATTCGTCAAAAAACTCTTGAGTAGTTTTGAGTCTAGTGTAATCAGAGAGCAGTTTGCCCGCAGTTCTACACATTGATGTGGCGTTTATGTAACCATCTTTGGCACGTAAATGTATTATTTCGCCGTCAATTTCACGAGAAATCAAAGATAATTGAAAGGATGTCATTGAAAATTCCTCAAGTTGGAGAGTTCTGGAACATTAAGGCGAGGTGGCAGTAATGCACCATCTGTAATCTTTTGATACTGACGTAATCGGGCCTGATGTGCAACGCCTTGCAAGTATGTAACTCATTGAAAACGATCATTTTTATCTATTGACATCAAATGGCAAACTGTCATTGTGCGGCTATGGCAAGTGGCAAATGCTTATAAATCATATGGATATAAATAGTACAGAAAGAGTTGTTTTCTCTAGGATATGAGTATACGCCCAATGCTGATTGGTTGAATTTTGTTCTTGTTTTAAAGGGTAAGAGTTTAAAGTGTTGGCAGTGATGTATTGGATAGTTAGAATTGCTGTGGGTGCTTGAGGCTATCTGCCTCGGGCATGAACACCAAAGGTAGATAGAGAAAAGCCCCAGTTAACATTACGCGTCCTGCAAGACGTTTAACATTAATCTGAGGCCATATCTATGCGACACATAGAGATTAGCCTCTTACGGACCGAAAGGTCAAGGAGAAGCAGGCTATGAAGCAGCAAAAGGCGATGTTAATCGCCCTGATCGTCATCTGTTTAACCGTCATAGTGACGGCACTGGTAACGAGGAAAGACCTCTGTGAGGTACGAATCCGAACCGGCCAGACGGAGGTCGCTGTCTTCACAGCTTACGAACCTGAGGAGTAAGAGACCTGGCGGGGGATAAATCCCTCGCCACCTCTGATGTGTCAGGCATCCTCAACGCACCCGCACTTAACCTGCTTTGGCGGGTATATTTTATCTGTGAATATTTTTATAAAAATAATGCCCACGCACAGCATAAAACAAAAAGTATTACAGATAAAAAAGGAACGTAATGTGCAGATTTGTTGTTTTCCATATTTACTCACCTTAATATGATTAATCCTGATAGGGTTGTTATTTCAGCGGTTTTCAAATGAGATATTATGGTGATCTGGCAGATTTGCATAACATTAAAATTTAATTTGTTTAACCGCTTTTAATAATAAGCGTTGTTTTTATCCCAGCAATCTGTTGTTTGGTTTTTATTCCATCAATGTGGGGGCTTTACACTGGAACCAGTTTATTTATACTTTATACGTCAGCCTGAACAACTGGCATCTGTTGCACTGCGCCATCGAGAGATTGAGAAATGGCGCATATACAACTGGTCAAACAAACCTCTTCTGGTTTACTTCTCCCGGCGACGCCGGAGAGTTGCGATTTTCTGCATCAAATCAAAATAGGTGAGTGGATACACGCAGACTTTAAGCGTGTGCGTAACTACGTATTCCACAAGCGTTTTTTCAAACTCCTGCAACTGGGATTCGATTACTGGACTCCGGTCGGTGGGGCGATCACGCCTCGCGAACGAGAACTGCTGTCTGGTTTCGTTGATTACCTGTGCGAATCAGTTGGTCGGGAACACACGCCAGCCCTGAGTGATGCCGCAGAGCAATATCTGAATACAGTTGCGACACGCAGAACCCGGGATACGGCATTGCTAAAGTCGTTTGAGGCTTTTCGCGAGTGGGTAACCATTCAGGCTGGATTTTACACCGAACATTTTTATCCGGACGGTAGCCATGGGCGTCGGGCGAAATCCATCGCTTTTGCGAATATGGACGAAACCGAGTTTCAGCAGGTTTATAAATCTGTTCTGAATGTGCTGTGGAACTGGATTCTGTTCCGTAAATTTTCCTCTCCGGAACAAGTCGAAAATGTGGCCGCGCAGCTGCTGGAGTTTGCGTAATGGTGGATTTACGTAAAGCGGCGCGGGGGCAGATGTGCACCGTCAGAATTCCTGGCTACTGCAATCACGATCCGGAAACGTCTGTGCTGGCGCATTACCGACTGGCGGGAACGTGCGGAACAGCGACAAAACCACACGATATGCAGGCGGCGATTGCCTGTAGCTCATGCCACGATCTAATCGACGGGCGGGTAAAAACCAGCGATTACACCAAAGAAGAATTACGCCTGATGCATGCAGAAGGTGTTTTTCGCACACAAGAAATCTGGAGAAAGGAGGGATATTTGTGATTTACCCAACGAATACAGGAAAAAGCGGAGAACACCTTCGTCTCGCAACGCTGGAAAGTGTCTGGATTCAGGGCAAACTGCGTATGTGGGGGCGCTGGTCGTATATTGGCGGTGGCAGGTCAGGAAATATGTTCAATCAGTTGTTGGCCTCTAAAAAGCTGACAAAAACGGCAATTAACGAGGCGCTCCGGAGGATGAAAAAAGCAGGTCTGAACAAGTCTGAACTTGAGGCTTTTTTGCGGGATATGATTAACGGTAAGCAAAAGAGCTGGCTGGCGCATTGTACTGATGCAGAGGCGTTATGTATTGATCGGGTCATAAGTGAGGTGCTGGCAGAGCATCCAGGATTGATTAGCGTCCTTCGGCAACGGTATGAGGGGCGGGGGATGACCAAACGCAAAATGGCTGAATTGCTAAATGATGCACACCCAGAGTGGTGTTTTAGCACATGCGAAAAGCGAATTGCTAATTGGTTGGCCGTTGCTGAGTATGCGCTATACATTCCCATGCGAGAATCACTCGCTCAAAAAACGGCTTGATTTTTTACGCGTAAACTGCTTCAATTTTGCTACGCTTCGCAAAGCTGTATCGCGAGGCGAATCAAGCGCAATTAAACTTTAATAAAACCCGCCATCAAGCGGGTTTTGTTGTTTTTGTGGTGTGATATAAGAAACGACATTTAATAATTGCGTTCAAAATAAATTTGTTTATATATTGTCGCGTATATTTTAAGTGAAGGTGAAATGTTCACATAAAATAAAAATACATAAATAAATTTACATAGCTTGACGCAAAGTGTTGTTGCGATTGGAATATTAAATCGTATCATCGAAAACGGTTCTGAGGGGGAACTCTTCTTTGCTCGGTGATATCGCTCCCCTGAAGAACCAATGCCGACTTAGTTCAGTAGGTAGAGCAACTGACTTGTAATCAGTAGGTCACCAGTTCGATTCCGGTAGTCGGCACCATATGCGGGTATCGTATAATGGCTATTACCTCAGCCTTCCAAGCTGATGATGCGGGTTCGATTCCCGCTACCCGCTCCAGCATTTAAAACAAGCCTTATTGTATTACGGCACTGGCGTATTTTTTTATTACGTGGGAGCAGGTTGTTTTGAAAAAGCATTCTGTTCTCTGGCTATGATTTGAGGCCGGGTGTAGCCTCAGTGTTAATTTTTTACGGCAGCAGAATGGTGCATTATCGGTGGAGATTTTGTATTTCCTGGCAGGGTCGGTGATGCATCATTTTGGTGTTATAAAAACACCACAGAGGCGCTCCTCAGTGCGAGGGTGGTTTAAAGAGTCGGTTTAGCGGGAAACCACAGTATCCATACAGCACGGAATACTTCGGGAGGCACCCGACGCCTCGGTTTAATAACAATTAAATAATTCATCCCTTGCATTGACCAACCGCCATATCTGGCGGCTTTTTTATTCCTTTCTCAGGACAAAAAAAGACACGAGCATACAGGAATACTCGTGGGACAACGTCCTTTAGATAGCAATTTGCGAGAGGGTGAAAAGTAGCGCGGTCGTCGGATTAAGACCGCGGGACAAAGTCCATGAAGAATAATAAGTATTGGCCCCTTCTGGGGACATGTTCATACTACTAAGCTTCAGAAGTGGTTTAAATCATCAAATTAACCTTAATTTTCGATAAGTCTTATTTCATTTCTTTGCGCCACATCTGGCGCGCATCAAATAACGCCACGCAAAGGGCATCTGCGGATGCCGGTGCTTTTGACGGGGTGTTTTTTACGGGCCGCTGGTGGCCATTTTTTGTTTCCATTACACAGCGCCCGCATCTGCGAGGTGGGGGTTATGAAATCCATGGATAAGTTAACAACAGGTGTCGCCTATGGCACCTCCGCAGGCAGTGCTGGCTACTGGTTTTTACAGTTGCTCGATAGAGTAACTCCGTCACAGTGGGCTGCAATCGGTGTGCTGGGTAGTCTGGTATTTGGCCTGCTGACGTACCTGACAAACCTTTATTTCAAGATTAAAGAAGATAAGCGCAAGGCTGCGAGAGGTGAATAATGCCTCCATCATTACGAAAAGTCGTTGCTGCTGCTATTGGTGGCGGAGCAATTGCTATAGCATCAGTGTTAATCACTGGCCCAAGTGGTAACGATGGTCTGGAAGGTGTCAGCTACATACCATACAAAGATATTGTTGGTGTATGGACTGTATGTCACGGGCATACAGGAAAAGACATCATGCTCGGTAAAACGTATACCAAAGCAGAATGCAAAGCACTCTTGAATAAAGACCTTGCCACTGTCGCCAGACAAATTAACCCGTACATCAAAGTCGATATACCGGAAACAACGCGCGGCGCTCTTTACTCATTCGTTTACAACGTGGGTGCTGGCAATTTCAGAACATCGACGCTTCTTCGCAAAATAAACCAGGGCGATATCAAAGGCGCATGTGATCAGCTACGTCGCTGGACATATGCTGGCGGTAAGCAATGGAAAGGTCTCATGACTCGTCGTGAGATTGAGCGTGAAATCTGTTTGTGGGGTCAGCAATGAACAGAGTAACCGCGATTATCTCCGCTCTGGTTATCTGCATCATCGTCTGCCTGTCATGGGCTGTTAATCATTACCGTGATAACGCCATTACCTACAAAGCCCAGCGCGACAAAAATGCCAGAGAACTGAAGCTGGCGAACGCGGCAATTACTGACATGCAGATGCGTCAGCGTGATGTTGCTGCGCTCGATGCAAAATACACGAAGGAGTTAGCTGATGCGAAAGCTGAAAATGATGCTCTGCGTGATGATGTTGCCGCTGGTCGTCGTCGGTTGCACATCAAAGCAGTCTGTCAGTCAGTGCGTGAAGCCACCACCGCCTCCGGCGTGGATAATGCAGCCTCCCCCCGACTGGCAGACACCGCTGAACGGGATTATTTCACCCTCCGGGAACGACTGGTAATGATGCAGGCCCAACTTGAAGGTGCTCAGCAATACATAACCGAACAGTGTTTAAAGTAAAATCTTAACTACAATATGATTCATTTTGATGATTGTTTCATAAGGAACAGTGAAGTAAGATCTAAGAGGGGTTAAATTTTATACAGTATAATCATAATATTGCAGCAAGGTGGTTATAATTGAAAGAATATTTAGATATGAATACATCTCATGTAAGAGTTGTTACTCATATGTGTGGGTTCCTGGTTTGGCTCTATAGTCTTTCAATGTTGCCACCAATGGTTGTAGCATTGTTTTATAAAGAAAAAAGCCTGTTCGTTTTCTTTATAACTTTCGTTATATTTTTTTGCATTGGTGGCGGAGCGTGGTATACAACTAAGAAATCTGGCATTCAATTACGTACCCGTGATGGGTTTATTATAATTGTAATGTTTTGGATTTTGTTTTCTGTTATTAGTGCATTCCCTTTATGGATTGACTCAGAACTTAATTTAACGTTCATTGATGCTCTGTTTGAAGGGGTTTCTGGAATAACAACAACAGGAGCAACTGTAATTGATGATGTTAGTTCATTACCTCGGGCATATTTGTACTATCGGTCACAGTTAAATTTTATAGGTGGTTTAGGAGTTATTGTTCTGGCGGTTGCTGTATTGCCATTATTGGGTATTGGTGGTGCAAAGCTTTATCAGTCAGAAATGCCGGGGCCATTTAAGGATGACAAACTCACTCCCCGCCTGGCCGATACGTCACGGACACTGTGGATAACTTATTCTTTATTAGGTATTGCTTGTATTGTCTGTTATAGACTTGCAGGAATGCCTTTGTTTGATGCTATTTGTCACGGGATTTCCACAGTTTCGCTTGGTGGTTTCTCAACTCATAGCGAGAGTATCGGATATTTTAATAACTATTTGGTTGAGCTGGTGGCTGGTTCTTTTTCCCTGCTATCGGCTTTCAACTTCACTCTTTGGTATATTGTTATTAGCAGGAAAACGATAAAACCTTTAATCAGAGATATTGAACTTCGTTTCTTTCTGTTAATAGCCTTAGGGGTGATCATTGTTACCTCTTTCCAGGTCTGGCATATAGGTATGTATGACTTGCATGGAAGTTTTATTCATTCGTTTTTTCTTGCCAGCTCCATGCTCACTGATAATGGTTTAGCTACGCAGGATTATGCAAACTGGCCCACGCACACGATAGTGTTTTTGCTGTTGTCAAGTTTCTTTGGGGGATGTATAGGTTCAACTTGTGGTGGAATTAAGTCACTTCGATTTCTTATACTTTTCAAACAAAGCAAACACGAGATAAATCAGCTTTCTCATCCCAGAGCGTTGTTGAGTGTAAATGTAGGAGGGAAGATAGTTACAGATCGTGTAATGAGGTCTGTATGGAGTTTCTTTTTTCTTTATACTCTCTTCACGGTGTTTTTTATACTGGTGTTAAATGGTATGGGATATGATTTTCTTACATCATTTGCAACAGTGGCTGCATGTATTAATAATATGGGATTAGGTTTTGGGGCTACTGCATCGTCATTCGGAGTGCTTAATGACATTGCAAAATATTTAATGTGCATAGCTATGATTCTTGGTCGCCTTGAAATTTATCCTGTTATTATATTGTTTTCAGGTTTTTTTTGGCGCTCCTAATATATGGCTGATTTATAATTGTGAGTTTAATATTATATTGACTCACTCATTGATCCAATACCTAACTTTACCAGCAACACCTCCGCCCCCAGTAGCACTGGCTGCTGGGGTGCGTTTTATTCATAAAGCAAGGCTGTATGAGCGAGAAATTAAAGATAGTCTATCGCCCATTACAAGAATTGTCACCGTATGCGCACAACGCCAGGACGCACAGTACTGAGCAGGTGGCACAACTGGTAGAAAGTATTAAGCAATTCGGCTGGACTAATCCGGTGCTGATTGACGAAAAGGGCGAAATTATTGCGGGTCACGGTCGTGTTATGGCGGCTGAAATGCTCAAAATGGATTCTGTTCCGGTCATTGTTCTGTCTGGCCTGACGGATGAGCAGAAAAAGGCGTACCGCCTGGCAGATAATCGCCTACCGATGAATGCTGGCTGGGATGAAGATCTATTGCGGATGGAGCTGTCGGACCTAATCAATGCTGATTTTGATGTCTCCCTGACAGGCTTCGGCCCGACAGAAATTGATGAACTGTTGACGGATGTTTTGCCCGGTACAGGAAATAAGGAGGAGCCGTATACGACGAAAATTGATACGCCTGTTTATGAGCCGTCGGGCGGTAAACCGGATATCAGTGAACTGTACGACGATACGAAAACTCAGGAGCTGATCAGCCGGATACGTTCGGCGTCCCTTGATCCTGATATTGAGAAATTCCTCCTGTGTGCGGCAGAACGTCACACGGTGTTTAATTTCAGCAGAATTGCGGACTATTACGCTCATGCCCCCGCTGAAATTCAGTGCCTTTTCGAGGAGTCGGCGCTGGTGATCATTGATTATCAGCAGGCTATTGAAAATGGATTTGTCCGAATGACGCAGCGCATGGTGGCGATCATGCATAGCGGGGAGGAGGAATATGCGTGATGATTTTTGCGCCTTTATTCTGACTCACGGGCGACCGGACAAAGTTCTGACTTACCGGACGTTGCGTCGTGCTGGCTATACCGGGAAAATTTTTATCGTTGTTGATGATGAAGATAAGACACGGCATCAGTACATGGCTGAATTTGGTGAACAGGTGCTGGTATTTTCCAAAGCCGATATTGCCAGTCGTTTTGACGAAGCCGATAATTTTGGTGACCGCCGCTCAATTTTTTACGCCCGTAATGCCTGTTTCGACCTGGCAAAACTGGTCGGGTGTAAATACTTCATTCAGTTCGATGATGATTATCACGAGTTCCAGTTTCGGGTGGATCGCAACTATGACCAGGCCTATTTCCCGATAAGGAAACTGGATGCGATCCTTTCTGAAATGCTGGCGTATTACGAATCAATACCCGCGCTTTCCATCGCTATGTCGCAGGGCGGGGATTTTCTTGGTGACAATGGCGGCCATGCTTCGTGGGTGAAACGCAAGGCAATGAACAGCTTTATCTGTTCGGTTGATCGACCGTTCTCATTCATGGGGCGCATTAACGAGGATGTGAATACGTACACGAATCTCGGTCGCTGTGGTGAATTGTTTATGACGATCGGTGCTGTCCAGTTAGGGCAGAAACAGACGCAGAAAAACAGCGGCGGAATGACCGAGCTGTATCTGGATTCCGGAACCTACGTTAAAAGTTTTTACTCCGTCATGTATGCGCCGTCGTGCGTAAAAATCTCACTGATGGGTGCCAGCCATAAACGCATTCACCATCAGGTCACCTGGAACAACGCTGCAGTAAAAATCCTTCACGAAAAATACAGGAAGAAGACACCCTGCATATCAATGGGGGTGACAAATGATTCCGTATTCGAAAGTCGAGTCTCTGGCAGCGTGCCGGATGACTGCACAACAAATCGCTGACGTTCTGGATGTTGATCTGAACCGACTGAAAGAAAATCGGGAAGCAATGACAGATTTTTATGCGGCCATCCGTAAGGGCAGAGCGAAAGGTGAAGCCGAGTTACGAGCGGCATTGTTTAAGCTTGCCAGAAAAGGGGATGCCTTTGCTCTGCGCGAACTACTCAGGGTGGATAAAAATCAGGACTAACTGATGAGCAGACCGGACTGGGGGGCGTTGCAGCAGGAGTATATTGCTGAATACACCCGCTCCGGTATATCTCCGGTGGCATGGTGTGAAGCAAGGGGACTGAACTACGCAACAGCCCGTCGTTACATCAAAAAAACTCCGAAAAATGCGCAGAAAGAAATGCGCAAAACTGCGCAAAAAAGTGCGCGAAAAAAAACTGCGCAGACTGCGCAAAGGCAGAACGGAAAATCTCAGAAAAAAAAGGCTGTATCCGATGCACTCCTGATTGAGGGGGACACGGAAGAAATTTCGTTCTGCCCCGATGAATTCGGTATTTCTGACCAGCAGGCAAAATTCGCCATGTTGGTTGCTCAGGGGAAAAAGCCGACAGAGGCATACCGACTGGCTGGTTATGAGGGGCAAGGTGCGACAGCTAACAGCAACGCCAGCCGTATGCTTAGAAATGCCAGGGTTTATCGTGCTATCAGCTACTTCCGCAATCAGTACCAGAAACGCTATACCGCAGACCTGGATTTACTGGTGAGCCAGTTGATGGCCATTGTCCAGGCCGACCCCAATCAGTTGGCACAATTTCGCCGTGTTAACTGCCGTTATTGCTGGGGCGAGAATCATCTCTACCAGTGGCGTGATATTGCAGAATTCGATAAGGCTGCGGCACAGGCCTCCAGAGATGGTAAACCCGAGCCGGAATATGGAGGCCTCGGCTTTGTTGATAACGCCATACCCAATCCGGATTGCCCGAAGTGCTGCGGTGAGGGAACGGGGCAGCTTTATATGGCTGATACCACT